ACTGAAGAAGCTATTGAAGATAATTTGTATGACAGACTTGCGTCTAGATATACAAAAGCTTTAGCAAGATCTATGTCTAATGCGAAACAAGTAAAAGCAGTAACACCTTTGATTCAAGGTCTTCCTTCAACGGATAATTTTGATTCTGGTGATGCTGTATCTTTGTTCACAACTAATCACCCAACGGTTAGTGGAACAGTAGTTAAAAATACTTTAACAACGCAAGCAGACTTAAACGAAACATCATTAGAGCAAGCATTGATTGACATTGCTGGCATGACGGATGAACGTGGAATAAGAGTCGCAGCGAGAGGAATAAAAGCAATTGTTCCTTCAGCTAATCAGTTCAATGTTGAGAGATTGATGAAATCTCCTGGCAGAACTGGAACAGCAGATAATGATATCAACGCTGTAGCATCAATGGGAATGGTTCCTCAAGGTTATAGAGTGAACAATTTCTTAACTGATACAGATAGTTGGTACATCATTACTGATGTCCCTAACGGTATGAAAATGTTCCAAAGAGCAGCTTTAAAAACTGCTATGGAAGGTGATTTCGATACTGGCAACGTTAGATACAAAGCTAGAGAAAGATACTCATTTGGAGTGTCTGACTATAGAGGTATCTTCGGTGTAGAGGGTGCGTAATCCAATATAAATTTGTGGCGGGACATAGTTCCGCCACATTTTACAAATAAGGTAAGAAATGCTTAAAAAATTCCTAATACATATATGGGCGTATGATTATCATGCAAAATTTGAAGTTTTGTCTGAAGATAACGCTATTTCTCTTGAAGAATCAATCCTTGACAAATTAGGAGATAAGAGTATAAAGTGGGAATCAGAGGGAATGTTTAAAGACACTCCCCATCGAATAACCTATGAGGAGGTTATAAATGACCGAAGACCTATACAAACAAAAGAGGTCCTTGGAGTTGAGGTGGCAGTTGGAGTATGAGCAAAGTGGAAAATATACTCTCAACATGGTCGAAATTGATAATACAATTAAAGGTATTATTACTGAGATCAAATTGGAAGAATCTAAAATTGCAGATAGAGAAAATGCAATTGAACGTTCTGCGGCCCAAGTTTCTGTGGCAACTTAAATAAACGCCACATCGCTGAAATCGTACTTTTATGCAGGGATCGCTTGCACTTCATTAAAAAATAACATATAAATTTGTCACTATACAATTAATTTAGAACATAGACGCGTGTAGTCGACGGCCTAGAGACTATGTTCAGAAACTAGGAGGATTTAATTATGGCAACAACAACGTTTAATGGAACGGTACGTTCCGATGGCGATATAAAAGCAACAACTAAGAACACTACTACAGGAGCATTTGTAGACTATGCTGTTATAAAAGCAGCGGGTGGTATGGAAATAGAAAAAGTTGCAAGCACTGGAAACAACATTGTAGCAGCAGGTACTTCAACAGGTACTAACAATGCAAGTTTAGGTACAGCAGCAACTATTTTTAAAGTTACACCTAATGATCATGGCACAGGAATTGCTGATGATGCAATTAGCACATTTGTGAATAAAGTTGGTGGTCTTATCTACACTACTATTCTAATCGATCTACATGGTGGATTAGCTTCTGGTGGTGCTGCAAATGATATTATTGGTACTGATGGTGGAGCAGCTAATGCTTACATCGCAGAACTAACAACTGGAGTTAATGGTATTCCATTTGAAATAGAATTTGCATGTTTAGAAGTACCAACAGGTGGAGATCCAGATATTAATTTAGTATGTGGTGCTACAGCTACTGATGCAGAAAATGCAGCAGTATCTAGTGGAACAGTATTACTTAATAATGGTGACTTAACTTTAGGTATGTATGTTTCTGCTGATGGTGGAGCAACACTTGCGGCATTAAGTAAAAAATATCTTTACTTGACTACTGGAGATGCTACTGAAGCAGCTTACACAGCAGGTAAATTAGTTATTAAAATCACTGGCGCAGCTTTTGATTACAATAACGGTTAATAAATAAAACATGATGGGGCTTCGGCCCCATCTAGTAATCTTGATTAAGGAGGGATTATGGCAGACGTAGTAACAGGACCAACTATCTTGCAAGAAAATGATGCAAGAGTGGTCATTAAAATAGTAAATCAATCAGACGGAAGTGGTGCAACAACAGTTTTTGGTGATGTTTCAGCAATGGCAACAAACGAGAACGGAGCATCTTGTCTTCACTTAGTATTACAAAGAGTATGGTTTTCATGTCAAGGTGGTGATGGTGGAGATTCATACGCACGTTTAGACGAAGAAGATGACGACGGTGATATTCCAATTATCGGTTTAACAGGAGCAGGCTACTGGGACTTCAGAGAATTTGGTGGAATAAAAACTGACAAATCAGCGAATACCAATGAAAGTGATGTTAACTTAGTTGTTCCAGGCACAGCTGATGCCGCGAACATGTATACAATTGTAGCAGAATTTAAGAAGTTATATTAGGAGGTAGCGCATGGCGAATACTACTTCTGGAACAGTCACTTTTGACAAAACGTTTTCTGTTGATGAAATTATTGCAGAAGCTTATGAACGTATAGGTTCACAAGTCACTTCTGGTTATCAATTAAAAACAGCAAGAAGATCTTTAAACGTTCTTTTTCAAGAATGGGGCAATAGAGGTTTGCACTACTGGGAAGTAGCTGAAACTAATATTGATGTTATCGAAGGACAAGCTGAATATACTTTTTACAGAGCATCAGGTGATGGAACAAGTTCCGTAACAACTGCTCCAGCAAGCGTTTATGGTGTAGCAGATATTCTTGAAGCAACACTTAGATCTGATAGAACAGCAACAGGTCAATCTGATTCTTCTCTTACAAAAATAGCTAGATCTGCTTATTCTGCTTTATCAAGTAAATTATCTAAAGGAACTCCTTCACAATATTTTGTTCAACGATTCGTGGACAAAACAACTTTAACCGTTTACCCAACATCAGATTCAACAAATGCATCTAAAGATATTCATATTTATTATGTAAAAAGACTTCAAGATGCAGATGCAACTTACACAGATGCAACTAACGTGCCATACAGATTTGTACCTTGTATGGTTTCAGGACTTGCATTTTATTTAGCACAAAAATTTAACCCACAATTAGTACAACAAATGAAATTGTTGTATGAAGACGAGTTAACACGAGCATTAGCAGAAGATGGTTCTTCAGCTAGTACTTATATAACTCCGAAGAATTACTACCCGAATATATAATGGCATACGCAAGAGGAAAATACGCACAGGCAATATCAGACCGATCAGGAATGGCTTTTCCATATAATGAAATGGTCAGAGAATGGAATGGAATGTTTGTTCATAAATCTGAATATGAACCAAAACAACCTCAGTTGGAGCCAAGACCTCATGGTGGAGATGCACAGGGATTACAAAATATAAGATCAGATAGAACAGAAAATGCTGTAGCACAGTTATTATCACCTAATCCATTTACAACTTATGCAGCTTCATCAGGCATCATAAACGTTTATGCACCGGATCATGGGCTAACAAATGGATCAACGTACAGATTTAGAGGGGCACCAACAGTTTCAGGTACTTATGGTGATCCAGTCAGTTTTGATGGCATAGCAGGATCAAACATTGCATATGCTTCAGGTTATGCTATTACTACAGGTAAATATGTTAGCGGTAGTAGAGATACAGATCAAACAGACAATTGGTTTTATTTTACAGTTAACACAAACACTGCAACAGCAGGTAGCGTGAAAGGAGGAGGGTTTCCAGTCTCAGTAGGACCAGTAACTCTTAGTGCATAATGGCCGGATTTACATATTCAACACTTACAACAGCAATTGGTAATTATACTGAAGTTGGAACTTCTGTATTATCTAGTACAATTACAGATCAATTTATAGATAATTCAGAACTTAGAATTCAAAGAGATGTTCCAATTGATGCAGATAGAAAAGAAGTTGTAGGTAATTTAGTAGCTTCAAAAGACAATATTTATGCTCCTGCGGGAACATTATTCGTCAGAGGACTTCAAGTTTATACTTCAACAACAGCGGCAACTGGAGCTAATAGCTTTTTAGAAAAGAGAGATATTAGTTTTTTAAGAGAATTTGATGCAGCAGAAACTACTACTGGCACACCAAAATATTATGCAATGTCTGGAGGAGCAACAGGAGCTGGAGCAACTTCTTCAGGAAGAATAACAATTGTGCCCACTCCAAGTTCAGCTTTTATGTATAAATTACATTATAATGCTAGACCATTAGGATTGAGTTCAGCAAATACAACAACTTTTTTAAGTTTGAATTTTGGCAATGGACTTTTGTATGCATGCTTGGTAGAAGCATTTAGCTATTTAAAAGGTCCAATGGATATGCTACAATTATACGAACAAAAATATCAAACTGAAATACAAAAGTTTGGTGGGGAACAATTAGGTAGAAGAAGAAGAGATGACTATACAGATGGAGAACCTCGTATACCTGTTCCTCAACAGACACCGTAAGGAATAAAATATGGCGACACTAACAGTAAAAGTAATTGAAGAAATCACACTAAACAACAATAGTTATAATAGCGAAAGATCGTTAGATATTTCTAGTGTTAATGAAATTGTTAAAAGAATAGTAACCATTTCAACTACTGAAACAGGGTTGTTAGGTTTTGCTACAACTTCTGCAACAGATTTATCAAAAAGTTATTTGGCAGGTCAGTTTGACGAAGATGATGTTAGATACATTAGAATTACAAATTTAGATTCAAGCAACCACATTACATTAACATTCAGAGATGAAGACAGTACAGAGTTTTGTATGAAGGTAGATGCTGGCCACTCGTTTATTTATCCTGGTGATAATAGTGGTGGAGTTAAAGATACTATGCATGCAGCTGGTTCTGCAATTACAGTATCATTAAACGATTTAGTCGATATCACAGCACTTGCTGATACAGATTCTTGTGATGTTGAAGTATTTGTAGGGAGCGCTTAATGGCATCAAGTTATACGGGTCTTGGTACAGAACTAATGACAACTGGCGAAAACGCCGGTACATGGGGAACAACTACCAATACCAATTTACAAATTATAGAACAAATTTCTGGTGGATATGTTG